GACGGTTTTCGAAATATTCGAGGAGTTCAGCAGTGAGGTCGCTGAGAGGTACCTCATACCAGCTGGAACCTGTTCCAGTGGTATGAATGCGGGTAGCAAGTATCATGTAGATATATAAGAGTGAAGTTTTAATGGAGCGAGCGCAGCGAGCGTTGAAGAACCCAACTACTGCCGAGTGTTACCTCAGCAGCAGTGGGTTAGCTGTTACAGCTCAATCTTACCGATTACACGAGGATAGTCAGCAGCAGTATCTTCTGCGAATTGCTGTACAGCCCACGCGTCCTGCTCGGCTTCATCTATCATCTGGTCATAGTGCAATAGACGTTCGAAGCGTTTATCGAGCTGTGTAGACTTGATGAAGTACTGCATACGCTGAACGTCCATAAGTACGTCGTTGTTTACAGGACAGGCGAAGCTCAGCGTGACATACCGCCAATCACGGCTGTATCTTAGGTAAGCAGTTATTTTGTACAGATTCTGCAGTCTTTCTACCAGACTGTGAATCCTAACTGTACCTGTGTCAGTAAGCTTGCTAATGTTGTAGCGCAGCTTGACGGTCATCAGCTCAAATCCGTTAATAGATTGAAACTTGATTCCGTAGTTCGATTGTGTTTGCATGTTGCTTATAAGTTAGAGTGTAGATATAAAGGAGTGAGAATACAGTGCAGCGAGCGCAGCGAGCGTCAATTAAACCAGCAGCCACAGCATCCCGCTGCAGCCACTGGTCGGTCGTCACCTCTCTAACACTATCTCGCGGAATGCCGTATATGCCTCATATAGAGACACAGCAGCAACCACTACACCATCGATGACCCAGATCTGGAGTGTTTGGTTCATGGTATCTCCATAGATGTGAAGACACAATGCAGGGAGCGCAGCGACCGTCCTAGACTTTTTATCTATCAGTAAGAATTCTTTTTAGCTCGTAGCTTAGATTTCTAGACTTGCCTACACAAACATGGGGGGTACCCCGACAAAAGTTTAGAGCCGGGGGGTAATAAGCTAGGTACCACTCCCATCCTCTACTACATTCCATTTTCTAGTATAAAATATTCTAAATTTGGAAAATTTAAATTTAGATTTATATATTTGTCAAAACCTTATAAAACCAACACAATGAAAAGAAGAACGAAGTATTCTGTGGGAAGTGTGTTCTACCTTCCTCACATGAAGCAGGATGCTATGGTTATTGCTCCGGTGGAAGCTGGGACGGTAGCTTACGTAGTACCTGCTGGAGACCCTAATCAGGTAATGAAGTACAATATCAGGAACAACAAGTTAAACACTAATTATTGCGACACATGTCAGAAGAACAAAAAGCTCCACCTACGCGGGAGCAAATGATCCAGTGGTACAAGGACGAGATTGAGTTAGCGGAGTTACGCAGTACGTTATCTCGTTTACAGCGTGATGCTACAGTAAATGAAGCTGAGCGTATCCAAGCTATTGCTGCTATAGCGCAGATGACACAGCAGCCTGAGGGTGAGGAGGCGGAAGCTCCGAGCAAACCCAGGACGCTGAAAAGAGAACCAGAATCTGTATAATATGGAACTAAATAGAGTTACAAGGAAGGTAAGGTTAGATTCTAGACTAACTGCTATCAGGTATCAGCTAGTAACGGAGTTGATATTCTTGAGGAAGCAGTCTATTATAGATTCTGATCTTACCTACCTGGCTCTACTGGTGCAGTGGGGTCCGATGTCATTGAAGGAGTTTTGCAACCGAGCTGTATTGGAGCAATACGGTCAGGAGTCTTTGCGGGATGCAGAGAAACATCCTGTACGGGTACAGACTGTGAGGAACAGACTTGGGATCTTACACAAGCGGGGATACATTATTAAGGAAGGTAAGGGAAACAAGACCTTACGATTCAATCCTTCTATTAATATTGAGACCCAGGGTAACATCTTATTGGAATATAATTTTATCTACGTTGAAACCGAAAAAAGTCAAGAACTTAATACCAGAACTGTCTCGACAGCTGCGAGTCTCTGAGCAGGAGATTCAATCTGTACTGGACGTATACTGGGACAAGGTACGTAAGACACTCAGCTCGCTTGAGCATAACAGGGTAAACTTACGCGGACTAGGTACATTTTATATTAAACCGTGGTCTATAGAAAAGAAGCTTAAGATAAATGACCTGCGGATAAATAAGTATGTAGAGAATCCAACAGCCGGGGGATTGCATATTATAAACGAGCTGTTCAAGGATAATCTAAAGATCCAGAAGGTAAAAGAGAGACAGACCGAGTTAAATATCAAAAGAGAAAACATTAGACATGAGCGACGTAATCAGAGTTTGGAAGGAGAAGAACAAGATTCTTGAGGGTATTAAAAACCGAGTATTCAAGAAAGCTGATGTTGAACACATTGCAGCAGAGCGCATGGCTATATGCGACACTTGTTCCTTCCTGGATAAAACTGGGGTAAGTTGTTTAGTACCTTTCACTCAACCGTGCTGTGGATTATGTGGATGTTCTTTAGGTCTAAAGACTAGAGCATTATCTGCAGCATGTGATCGTAATATGTGGGGTGCTGTCTTATCAGAGGACGAGCAAGAAGCAATGGATCGACATCTAGACTCAGATGACAATCCTACAGAAAATGAAACTGATATTTAATCCAGAAAGTCACAGTTACACAACAGACACTAACGAAGAATATTTAAGCGTAACAAAACTATTATCTAAGTACAAGCAGCCATTCCATCAAGAACAAGTAGCAGTTAAAGCAAGTAAGAATAAAAAGAGTAAGTGGTATGGCATGACTCCACAGCAGATTATTTCAGTGTGGAATAATGAAGCTGAGAGAAGTATTGTACTGGGAAATTGGTATCACGAGCAAAGAGAGAAAGACATACTAGATTGTAATACGATAGACTATTATGGTAGTAGGCTTGAAGTCCGACATTGTCAATACAATGAAGAAGGATATAAAGTTGCTACCAGCCAGAAAATAGAAGATGGAGTTTACCCTGAGTTTTTTCTCTATCTTCCATCAGCGGGTATAGCAGGACAGAGCGATAGGGTTACTGTGTCCAACGGGAAGATTGATATCCTAGATTACAAAACCAACAAGGAGATCAAGACCCAAAGCTTTAAGAACTTCGAAGGAATTTCTCAAAAGATGCTATATCCGCTGAGCCATCTGGATGATTGTAATCTCAATCATTACACTGTCCAGCTTTCCATATATATGTATATCCTGCTTAGACATAATCCTACATTGCAAGCAGGAGAGCTTACCTTACAGCATATTATTTTCGAGGAGGACTATGATAAAGATCCTTATGGATATCCTATCTATCTCAAAGACAAGGATGGTAATCCTGTGATCAAAGATGTCATTCCATATAAACTCCCTTATCTAAAGGATGAGGTGATTAACGTATTAGAACACTATAAAAACAACAAATAAAATGATCGTAAAAGGAAAAAGAGTGCTGCTCTCTAAACCAACACTTGCTAAATCAGCTATTGAAATGAGTCCTGAAGTTCAGGAATCTATCGAAAGAGATAACATGAAAAAGTGGACACACCTTGAGGTGTTTGCTATTGGTGATGCAGTCACTGAGATAAAAGTCGGAGATGTAGTTTATCTACCTAAATATGCAATAGAGAGATCTGATATCCTGGAGATAGACGGAGAAATTAAGATCATGGTAGCAGAATCTGATATCGCTATACTATGGTAAGAATATTTGATATATCAAACGGACAAGTTATTCCTAGCGAGCATTGCTATACGCTGAAGGATTTAAAAGCTATCATTGATAAATATCCTACCAGCTATATAGATGTATTCGCTTATGTATTCTATATGACTTGTCCTAATCCAGATCTCAACCCATTCTTTGATGTAGTGGAACACGAGCGAGAGGCATTAATATTGCGGCAAATAAACCCCACTTTCTCTGCAGAAGATGTGGAGATTATTAATGCTGTAAAGCTTTGTGAAAAACTATACGAGACTCCGACGCTACGTTCATATATGGGCATTAAGAAGATGCTTGACAGACTTGCTAAGTATATGGAGACAGCACCTATTGAAGCAGGTCGGGATGGTAATATTGTGGCTCTTGTTAATACGGCAGCCAAGTTTGAGCAGATCCGTCAAAGCTTCAAAGGAGCTTATAAAGATCTTATGGAAGAACAACAATCAACAGTCCGAGGAGGACAGCAACTAGCCTATGACCAACAATAGCATGTATTGTTTGTACGATTGGTTATTCCACTTTAACCCGTACACAAACCTTTGGAGTGCTTTCCGCAGAGAAGACAAGTCTCACTACTTTAACGATCCTGATGATCCAGATCTGCTGGTGATAAAATCTACAGAGTTTAAGACATTGATTTCTATCTTACAACAGATGGAATGTGATCCAGATAAAATGTCAAACCTGTGATGGATATCCTACTGAAGATTCCTACGTACGATGTTGAGTTAGATCTGTGGAGCTACTCGGAATTTTCTTCTAGAGAAACATTCCTTGAGTTTCTTAAACCACTGTTTAAAGAACCAGGGAAGTATGAGTTTGACATATCCAGTCATCATTTTAATAATGAAGCCAGACAATTCAATAAGAACAGGTTTTACTGTCCTGCTCCTCCACGTTCTAAAGACTATATCCTATATTGGGATACAGAAAAAGAGAAGTGTAAAAACGGGGTTATCTTTAAGAATAATGGCAAGACTTGGTACATAACCCGTGACTATTACATGTGGTTGAACTTCCTACCGATCTATAACAAAGAGGTGGGTAAGTTCACCTTTGCAGACGTCAGGGATGCACAGTACCACATGGCTCTGTATGAGGAGATTGCAAGACTTTCCAACAAACATGCTGCTATTCTAAAGAAACGTCAGATCGCGTCCAGTTACTTCCATGCTGGTAAGATGATCAATGGATTCTGGTTTGAAGAAGGTTGGGTAAACAAGATTGCTGCTAGTCTAAAGGACTATATAAACGAGAAAGGAACCTGGCGTTTTTTGGATGAATACAAGAACTTTCTCAATACACACACGGCATGGTACAGACCTTGTCAACCAGACAAGACCTTCAACTGGGAACAGAAGATTGAAACTGTCCAGGGTGGTAGGAAACGAGATGTGGGTCTGAAGTCTGTAATGATCGGAGTTACACTGGAGAAAGATCCAACAAATGGTGTGGGTGGTCCGTGTAACTTGTTCTTCCACGAGGAAGCAGGTATTGCTCCTAGAATGAATGAGACCTTGGAGTATCTCCTACCTGCACTCAAGTCTGGTATGGTCTATACAGGAATGTTTGTAGCTGCTGGATCTGTGGGTGATTTGGATCAGTGTGAACCACTGCGAGATTTGATATTCAATCCAGATTCTAAAGATGTATTGGCTGTAGATACAGACCTAGTCAATGAAAATGGAGACCACGGACAGTGTGGATTGTTCATTCCAGAACAGTGGTCTATGCTACCCTGTATAGACGAGTTTGGTAACTCACTGGTTGAGAACGCGCTGGATATGATCCATGAAGAGCGCAAGAAGTGGAAGAAAGATCTTAAAGCAAACGACTACCAGCTTCGTATATCTCAAAAGCCGATCAACATTGAAGAAGCGTTTGCATATAGAAAGTCTTCTGTATGGCCGCTACATCTTATTACAAGTCAGCTTAGGAGAATAGAAGACAAGGAATATTACTGTGATGCTGTAGAATTATTCTACAATGACAAAGGTGAGATAGAACAAAAGCCTACCAAGAGACTTCCTATCATGGAGTTTCCGCTGTCTCCAAAGACAGAGAACAAAGAAGGAGCTATTCTGGTGTGGGAAAAACCAATCAAGGATGCTCCTTTTGGAACCTACTATGCTTCTGTTGACCCCGTTGGAGAAGGTAAGACTACTACATCAGACTCGCTGTGTAGTATATTTATCTACAAGAGTCCACTTCAAGTAACAAAACGTAAGCACGATGGTACAATAGAGAACCACATCGAGCACGATAAGATTGTTGCATCTTGGTGTGGACGATTCGACGACATCAATAAGACACACGAGCGGTTGGAGATCATGATAGAATACTACGGTGCGTGGACTGTAGTGGAGAATAACATCTCCCTATTTATCCAGCATATGATCTTTAAGAAGAAGCAGAAGTATTTAGTACCTAAATCTCAGATTCTATTCCTTAAAGATCTCGGCTCCAACAGCAATGTCTTCCAAGAATACGGGTGGAGGAATACAGGAACACTGTTTAAAGGTCACCTCATCTCCTATGGTATCAACTTTCTGACAGAAGAGATTGATGTAGAAACTAAAAGTGACGGTACAATTGTAAGGACTACCTATGGAGTCGAGCGCGTACCTGATCCTGTCCTTCTAAAAGAGATGCAACAGTACAGAGAAGGACTAAACGTGGATAGACTAGTGGCATTTTGTGCTTTAGTAGCTTTTGCTAAAGTCCAACAGTCCAACCGAGGATACCCACATAAGGTTGAAACTGAAACAAATCCTGGTCAAAATTCGAAAAAGTCAAGTAATTTGACTAAATTAAATATGAGTCCATTTCGTAATTTGGGTAAACCTGTAGCTAAAGGTGGACAGAAATTAGTGAAGCAAGCATTTAGGAATTTAAAATAATAAGATATGGCATTAGTAATCAATGCAATGCAAGCCAAAGCTGGTGCGAAGACAGATCACACCAGGATGGGTACATTGACTCAGCCAATCCAATTTTTACCTAAAACTCAGAAAGATGCTGAGTGGGGTGCATGGAATCTAGACTGGTTTGAGATGGAAGGTCTCAGACAGATTAGAAGAAATGCTAGAAAACTGCTGAAAAACTACAAGCTAGCCAATGGTATTATTGACAGGACTGACTATGTAGTGGAGGAGGACAATGAGTATGCAGATCTTATTGAGACATTGACAAGAGAAGACGCTTCAGCATTGGAGCTGAAGTTCTATCCAATCATCCCGAATGTTGTCAATGTGATGTGCGGAGAGTTTGCCAAGCGGTCCGATAAAGTCCAATACTTAGCTACAGATCCATACAGTCACAATGAGATGCTCGAACAAAAGCGAGCAATGATTGAGCAGACTATTGTATCTCAAGCTGAGATGAAGCTTGCGATGAGCTTAATCAGTCAGGGTGCTGATCCTGAGTCTGAGGAGTTCCAAGCAGCAATGTCTCCACAGAACATTAGGTCACTACCTGAGATCGAGCAGTTCTTTAAAAAAGACTATCGGTCTATGATTGAGCAGTGGGCTAACCACCAACATGAAGCTGATTACGAGCGGTTTAAGATAAAAGAGTTGGAGAACAGAGCGTTCAAAGACATGTTAATTACTGACCGCGAGTTCTGGCATTTTAGGATGGACGAGGATGATTACGAAGTTGAGCTTTGGAATCCTATCCTTACGTTCTATCACAAGTCGCCTGATGTTAGGTACATCTCTCAAGGAAACTTCGTAGGAAAAATAGAACTACATACCGTCTCTGACATCATTGACAGGTATGGTTATATGATGAATGATGAACAACTCCGCTCACTTGAAAACATCTACCCCAAGAAAGCTGCTGGATATCCTATTCAAGGCTATCAGAATGATGGTACTTATTATGATGGTACCCGTTCTCACATGTGGAATGTTAGTGGGCCTAGTCTGGGTTTTCGTCAGTTTACTTCTGTCAATGATTATTTTCTTGCTGCTGGTGATGATATTATTACTAGAATCCTTAACGAGTCAGAGGATCTACAAGACTTTGGGACGTACCAGCTTCTTCGGGTTACGACGGTCTACTGGAAGTCGCAAAGGATGGTAGGTCATTTGACCAAGATCGATCCAGAGACAGGAATGAAGTTCCAAGAGGTAGTTACAGAAGACTATAAAGTAACTGTACCACCTGTATATGACACTAGAATTAATAAGAATAAAGACGAGAACACCTTAGTACAAGGTGAACATATTAAGTGGATTTGGATTAACCAGGTATGGGGTGGACTCAAGATTGGTCCAAACAGACCTAGCTTCTATGGTAATGCAGATTACATGGGTATCCAACCTATCTATCTGAACATTAAACCAATTAAGTTCCAATTCAAGGGTGACTACACACTCTATGGATGCAAGCTTCCTGTTGAAGGATCTGTATTCTCAGACCGTAACTCTCGGTCTGTATCTCTTGTAGACAAGATGAAACCTTTCCAGGTGGGCTACAACCTTGTAAACAATCAGATCTCGGACATCTTGATTGATGAGCTTGGCACAGTTATTCTGCTCGATCACAACGCTCTTCCTAAGCACTCAGCTGGAGAAGACTGGGGTAAGAATAACTATGCTAAAGCTTATGTAGCAATGAAGAACTTCCAGATGTTACCTCTGGACACTTCTATTACAAATACAGAGTCTGCATTAGGATTTAATCACTACCAGGTTCTCAATCTGGAGCAGACCCAACGTATGATGTCCAGGATTCAGCTGGCTCAATACTTTAAGACTCAAGCATTTGAGGTGATTGGTATTTCACCACAACGTCTGGGTCAGGTCAACTCTCAAGAGACAGCAACGGGTATTGAGCAGTCTATCAATGCTAGCTACTCTCAGACCGAGATGTACTTTGTACAGCACTCTGAGTATCTGATGCCGCGAGTACATCAGATGAGGACTGACTTATCTCAGTACTATCACTCCAATAAACCCAGCATCCGTCTTACGTATTTGACAAGCTTGGATGAGAAGGTGAACTTCAATCTTAACGGCACAGAACTCTTATCAAGAGAGCTGAACGTGTTTGTTACTACTAAGGTGAACCACAAGCAGGTAATGGAGCAGATCAAACAGCTTGCTATCCAAAACAATACTGCGGGAGCTTCTATCTACGATCTTGCTGAGATTGTAAAAGCAGACTCTATGTCTGAAGTTACACACGTATTGAAAGGAATACAGGAGAAAACTGAGATGCAGCGTCAGCAGGAGATGCAACAGCAGCAGCAAATGCAGCAGCAACAGCTTCAGGCTCAGCAACAAATGCAGGAAGCTCAGCAGCGTTTTGAAGCTGAGCAAAACCAGCTTAACCGTCAGACACAGATAGATGTAGCTGAGATTAAAGGTGCTGGCTACCAAACTGGTGACCAAAATCTTAACCAGCAGTCTGATTACATAGACTCTTTAGAGTACTTAGATAAGAAAAGACAAGCAGATGACCAGATCGCGCTCAAGCGCGAGCAGGAGGTTAACAAGAATAACCGTGAAGCTCAAAGTCTTAACTTAAAAAGAGAAGAACTGAATGCTCGTAAAGAGATTGCAAACAAGCAATTAGAGGTTGCAAAAACCAATAAAAACAAGTACGATTCTAAGTCTAAAAAATAATAGTGATATAATCCACTGATTTTTATAAAATCTTTGGGACTGTAACCTTTTAAAGTTTAGAATTGTATAAATTATAATAGGAAGACGCACAAAACCAACAAGATATGTCTACCAATCAAACCAATGCTCCAGATTTAAACCTGGATGAGTTCTTACCAATGCCAGGAGCTGAAGATATTCTCACAGCTCCAGAATCCACAAAAACGTCTGTCTTTAGCAGGACTCCTGATTTAGACACGAGTTTCTTAGAAAAGAAAGAGGAAGAGTCTAAAGATGAAGAGAAAAAGTCTGAAGAACCTAAAGTCGATCTTGAAGCAGCCAAGCAAGTCTTGGATGAACTCGTTCAAACGGAAAACGAGGACGATGCAAAAACGTCCCCAGGAAGACCGAGAGTAGACAAGTCTGGTTTAGTGGATACCTTCTCTAAGCTCATTGACGAGGGATTGTTAATTCCTTTCGACGATGAGAAACCGATGGAGGAGTACTCAATGAAGGACTGGAAGGAGTTACTCCAAGCCAACTTTGAGGAAAGAGAGAATAAAGTAAAGCAGGAAGTGCCTGCTACGTTCTTTGAATCATTACCCCGTGAGCTGCAGTATGCATACAAGTATATTGCAGATGGAGGAGAAGACTTGAAAGGTCTGTTTAAAGCTCTTTCTCATGTAGAAGAGGTTCGTACGTTGAACCCTTCTGATGAGAACGATCAAGAACACATTGCTCGTCAATATCTTAGAGCAACACAGTTCGGGACAGAAGAGGAGATCTCTGAAGAGATCAACACCTGGAAAGATCTTGGAACTTTAGGTAAAAAGGCTAACCAGTTTAAACCTAAGTTGGATAAAATGCAGCAAGAGGTGGTTGAATACCAGCTTAAGCAGCAGGAG